TCCGTTCGGGATCTCGTGCACGGCCTGGCGAAGAAGATCTCGGATGCCGTCGTCGTCGGTTTCGAAGGGCACCCCACGGAAAGATGCCGGGCGCAGATCCCGCGCCCAGTCGCGGCCAACCGGCATCAGTAGTTCATCCCGTCGGCCGAGGCTTCAGGCATCGTCCGGCCGGTCGATCCGACGCCGGTGCTGCCCGTGGCGGAAAGATGGCCGGTCGCCGAGATCGCTTTGTCGAGCTTGGCCTCAAGCTTCGGATCGAGCTTCACGCTGACGTCGACCTTCACGTCGGCCTTGCCTTCGAGCTCGACCTTGTTATCGCGCTTGAAGTCTTCCATGCGCTGTCGATAGAGCTCGTTGGCGCGATGCATGCGCTTGCGCCCCTCGTTATGGACCTCGCCCGGGGCGACATCCTTATATTTTTCCGCATTGGCCTGGCCGATCTCATAGATCGCGTAGCCGAGACCCGCCGCGACGGCGCCGACACCCGTCCCCAGCCCCAGCCGGGCGAGAAAGGGAAGCCGGGAGGCCGTGGCCGCCGCACCGCCCCCCGCCGCGGCTGTGGTCGCCCCGGACAGGGCGCCGGCGCCGCCGAGGCGCGCGGCAGCGGCGGTCAAGGCAGCGGCCGACTCATTTAGCGCTACCGCCGAACCGGACAGGCCGCCCGCGCCGGTCAGCAGGCCCAGAAGCTTAGCTGACCCGTAGACGCCACCGCCGACCGCGGCCAAGGCGCCGAAGGCTGTGGCCACCTGCTGCCCGCCGGTTGAAAGCTTCGAAAATGAATCCAGCACTTCGCTGAAGCCGTCGAGGCCGAACTTGATGATCCTCTCGTTTGCGGAGCCGACGGCCAGCACGAAATTCTCGACGGCGCCCTTCGCCTGCTCGAACGAGCCGCCGATGCCGCCCATGATCTCGTCCGCCTTACGCTTCGCGAAGTCCGGATCGTCTCCGACCTTGGTCAGCTCCTTTCTGGCGGCGTTGTACTCGTCACGCTGTCGCTGCGTGATGCCTGCCTTGCCACCATGCTTGTCGGTGAAGAAGGCGTTGAGCTGGGCCAGGGTCATATTGGACCCCATGATGTCGTCGAGCAGCTTCTGCGAGTCGACCCGTTCGGCCGAGACCTTGTAGAAGTCACCTGCGGCCTTCGCGACATTGACCCGATCGGAGGGCCGCATCGTGCCTTTTTTGGTCTTCGGGAATTGCTGTTCAACCGCTTCGGTCACCGCCTGGATGAAACGGCCGCGGTCGCCCAGGATCGACTTGTCGGAGAGCACACCGGCGAGGCGGGCGCGGGTTTTGTCGGTGAAGCCGGTGCCCAACTGCAGCTTGAACTGGGCTTCCAGCGCCGACGTCTCCAGCCGATCGGGCATCGAGACGTATTTCGAATAGTCGATGCCGGCCGCATTGAGCGCGGTCAGCCCTTTCTTCGTCGGGGCGACAAGCTTCGACGATGCCGCGCGAATGAACACACCGGCTTCGTCGCCGCGGAGACCCCCGCGCCGGGCCAGGGCGGCAACCGCCATGATGGTCTCAGGCGACAGCCCGGCTCCGGTCCCGGTCGCTGCGGCGAATTTCAGCGCCTGTTGAACGTCGTCGTCGTTCATGCCGCCCAGTTTGGCCATCTTGACCAGCTGATTCGTGGCCTTCTGTGCCTCGGCGAGCGCCTTTTCCTTAGTCGAGATGTCCTTGCCGGTCGCCTGCAGATAGGATCGGATGGCCTCCGCCGCGCGCTGCATGTCGGCTTCCATGACGAGCGCATAGTTCTTCACGTTCTCGATCATGCCTTGCGCCACGACGGCCTTCATCTGGCCGGTGATGGAGCTCGGCAAACCCTGCATCGATGCCGTCTGTGCCTTGACGATATCGAGGTTGGTGAACTGGGTTTCCTGGCCGATGCGCTTCGCCTGCGGGATGAGGTACTGCTTCTGCGCCTCTGCAGGGATATCCGTGAATTCCCGCTGCTTCCTCACCGCGATATCGAACTCGGCGATCGACGTCGTCGCCTGCGAGGCCAGGCTCTTGCCCATGCGGGCGGCCCCGACCCCGGCGATACCCATGGCGGCCCCCCAGGCTTCCCGGCGCTGGGCCCGGCGCTCCAGAATGGCGTGCTGGCGGCGCTGCGCGTCGGTAGCGGCTCGCGTGGCCGACTCGAGGCGTCGCTGTTCCGAGGTCAATCTGGTGACGTCGACGCCGATCTCGCGCATCGAACCGCGGGCAGAGGCCAGCACGGCCTTCTGGTCCGCAAGGGCCCGGCCAGTGCCTTGCAGTTGCTCGCGCAGACCCTGGTAGCGCTGCGCGAGCGCCTGGGTCGGCGGGCCGATCTGGCTCATCTCGCGCGCGGCTGCCCGGAACTGCTTCCGCGCTTCCTGGTGCGCCCGCGCCAGCTCGAGCGTCCGCTGTGCAGTCTGCCGGTATATCGAGATCCGCTCGGCTGGAGCGGCCGCCGCCATCGCCGACTTCACGGCGCTGACCTGTTCGGCGACCGTCTTCACCTGCTTGGCGGCAGACGACAGCGCCTTCAGCTTCGACGCGACGGACTGGAAGGCGGCCGCAGTCTTGTCTTCCGCCGTGATGACGACGCGTGACTGAAGATCGCGCGCCATCTATCGACCCTTGTTCCGCTCGCGCCAGTCCACAGCCCGATCCAGCAGCTCGACGAGATGCGGCAGCGGCAGCTTCATCACGTCGCCGGGCGGCCAGCGGAGTCCGAAGAGGAGGTGGTCGGCGTAGTCGTCCCAACCCCCTCCTGCAGGCGGTACAAAAAATCGCAGAGCACCTCGTGGACCCTGCGCGCCAGCTTGAACCCACCGGCGATCAGCACCGCCGGTTCGGCGACCTCATCATCGCCCGTCGTGACGCAGCGTTCGGCGTACGCCTTCAGCCGGTCGAGATGCTCGACGGTGAAGCCCTCACCGTCGACGTGTCGGGTCGACAGAGCTTCGCCGATGTCCATGTAGTCGAAATAGGTCGGGGCTCGGACCTTGACGTGGTCGTAGACCTTGGTCCCGATCGTGACCGGCTTCTCGAGCGGGATCCGGACCGGATTCAAAGCGCGGTCTCCTGATAGCCGTCGACCGGGAAGGAGAATTCGACGCCGCTGACCTGACCGGTCTTGCGATCCCGCTTGATAGTGCCGGTCATCTCCGTCTCCGGCATGACATGCATGCGCTTGGCGGTCTGCTCGATCAGCGTCAGGTTCTCATCGACGAGATCGAAGACATCCCGGAAATCCGGACCAGAGATCGTTTCCAGGATATCGACGGTGAGCTTGCCGGGCAGCATCTCCTCGGTGCTGTAGGGCTTGCCGCTCGCCGTCGCCTTGCTATCGCGAGACTTGCCGAGCGTGTCGAGCTCACAATTGCCGATGATCTCGAATTTTCGGCCGGCGAAGATGAGCGTCATCTTGCCGCCGAAGCGCTTGGTCGCCATGGCTGGCTCCTTTCAGGGCTGGATCAGGCCGCGGCCTGCTGCGGGAACTGCCGGAACAGCACCGCGGCGGTCCGGAAGACATGGAGCTGGTTGACGACGTCGAAGGGCAGATAGACGTCGAGCATGTCGGCATCGGTCTCGTTGCGGTCGACCTGGACGAGTTGGGCGAACAGCCCGGAATTCTCGACGACACCCGCTCGCTCAAGCCGGCTGTACTCGGCGATGAGCGTTGCCTTCGCCTCCGCCGGCGACGTGATCGCCTCGAGATCGTAGCGGTCGGTCGAGGCCAGGCCCTGGCGACCATGCGCAGTCAGCACCGCGTTCCTGATCGAACGGACGACGTACATCGCCTGGTAGACCTGGTTGATGTTGAGCCAGGTCCAGTCGATCGCCCCAGTCGGCGCCTGGGAATAAGTGGTGATGACGCGGTCGATCTGGACGGTGCCGTCGCGCATGACGTCATAGGTGGAGATCCCGTCGTAGAGCAGGGTCTCCTTGTTCGATTTCGTGAACAGCTTCAGCCGATCGCGCGCCGGCTTCACCCCCTTCAGCGCCAGGGTCCGCAGCGGCCGCGAGATCTCGCCGTTGCCGGCATCGGTGAGGTGGAAGCCGGCGATCGCGGCGACGGCGGCCGCCCAGATCTGGCACCCGGTCGGCGAGCCGTCGAAGCCGATGATGGATTCGTGGCTGTTGTTGCGCGCGCTGCCGAGGCTGGACAGCGCGCCGACGGTCGCCTTCTTCGCCGTGATCATGTGGCCGTAGATCTGCTGGTTGTCGTGCCAGCGCTCGTCGAACTCGGCCTTGATGGCGTCCAGGGAGACCGTATCGGTCCACGGCTGGCCCCAGGTGTCGAACTCGTCGTCACCAAGCGCGGCCAGCGCCGTGGTCCACTGCGCGAGCGCCGGCGTCGCGGCACCACCGGACATCGCAGTCACCACCGACTGCGTCCCGCCGATGGCGTTGCCGCTGGCCGGGACATAGATGTCGATATCGTTGCCGAGCGCGCCGGGATGCCGTGCGGTCAACTCGACTTCGCCGGCATTGGCATTGGTGGCCGCGGACACCTCGACGAGCGCCGCGTTGATCGCCGCAGCCAATGCCGTGGCCGCCGTGATCTGGGTATCGGCCTTCGTAACGGCAGCGACGACCTGGACACCGCCGATCTCGACGATCATCGGGCCGGAAATGCCGCCGCCCGGGATCGCCGCGATCGCGATCATGCCGGTGGCGGCGTCGGCACCGGTCGGATCCGGCATCGGCAGCGCCCAGAACTCGTTCGTCGGCCGGTTCATCATGCCGGTTCGGCACATCCTAGCAAGATCGGAGCCGGCGCCGAAATAGGCGTCCGCGGCGATCTCAGACGGGACCAGCACGGGAACCGACAGCGTCGCGCTGCCGGAGGCGAGCTTCTGCGCGATGTACAGGGTGCGCGGGCGGTCCTGGTAGGGCGTACCGCCGCTGCGGACCTCGACATGGAACAGCCCGGAGCGGGTCGTCGAGGAGATCTGGTCGAAGGTCGTCGTCGCCATGGCTTACTCCTGCTGGGCCCGAGTGGTACGGCGGCCGCCGGTTTCCGGTGCCGGGGCGGGCGAGGTGACCTCGGCCGCGGCTGGCGCCGGAGCGTCCCCAGCGGCGCCGAGATCGATGAGATCGCCGGTGAGGATGAGGCGGCGGTAATAGGCGGTGTCCGGCACTTCGATGCCGTCTGCGGGGATCGGCATGCCGCCGGGGCCCGGCTGGACGACGCGCGCGCCATCCGCCGGCCTGACCTTGATGGTGGCCATCGTGGGTTCCTGTTGCTGGAGAGGTTAGGGAGTTGGAGGCGCCGGCAGCTCGACGGTGACGTCGATGGTTTCGACGGTCTCATCGTCGCCCGGTTTCGGCTCCATCGCCGGGCGGAATTTCATGGCAACGGTGGCGAGGCGCTGGACCTGCTCGGCCAGGGTGATGGCGGCGCGGTTCTCCAGGATCTGTCGGACCTTGTCTTCGGCCGGCCGCGCCGCGGCGAGGCTGGCGATGACCGCACCCCATCGATCGAGCCCTTGTGCCGGCTGGTTCGGAGCGATGGCCGGCGCCTGCTGCTCGATCTCGAACACCCTGGCGCTCAGCACCAGCAACCGGTGCGGCATCTTCGTCGCGCCCGAGGCGTCACGCACCGTCGTGGAATTCTTGTCGACGTGCTGGACGAGGCCGGACCAGGTCGGATCGCGCTCCAGCGCCCAGTCGATTTCCTGTTCCAGGATGTCGAGCAGCACCTCGGCGGTATCCCAGTCGTCGGCCGCGATTTCCGCAAATGCCCCTTCAAGCGTCGCCAACGAGATCTGTATGAGCATGTCGACGCGACGGTTGGTCTCGAAGCGAACCTCGTTTTCGTCGACCAGGACGTCCTCGGTGCTGACGATGACGACAGGAACGTAAGGATCGTCGGAGGTCCGGTCGATATGGCTCCAGGCCGAGTCGAAGACGGCAACACCGGCAAGCGCGGGTGAGGCTTTGATGGCGGCGAGTGCCGCGAGCCTGAGAGCGATGCGGGTCAGCGACATCAGCCCGGGTCCTTGGCTTCCAGCACGCGGCATTCCACGCGCGAAGGTCCGCCGGGCTCGACGTCCTCGGCCACCCACGCGCTTCCGTCGTCCTGCCGCAGGATCAGATCGCCGCGGCGAATGCCGTAGGGCACGGTGGCCGAGCGCCAGGTCGTCGGGATCTGGGTGCGTTGGAACGAGATGACGACGACGCGGGTGCCAGCCGGAAGCCCCGGAATGGAGAGGCCTCCGACCTTGCCGTTCATCTCATGGCGAGATTCAGCGGGAGCTTCATGGAAGACCCCTGCGCGGACGACCGGCGCACCCAGAGGAAGCGGCCTCGTCGGGTCTGGGGCTTTGTTGGCGCGCGGCACCAGTTGGAACGGCTCGCCGTGCCGCGCGTCTATGATTGCTTGCGCGGCGTTGTGCCGCGCAGTGAAGGCACTCGGCATCAATCCGGGTCGACAGCCTCGGCCGGGGCGACATCGTCGCCGTCGGCCTTCTTGCCCCGCTTGGGCGCCGGTGCCGGGCTGACCGGCTCCGCGGCGGGACCGCTTTCGACGCGCGCCAGACCATCGTCTCCGTGATCGGCGGCGGCCGTGCCGGCGAGGTGTTCGGTGTCGGCAGAGTTGGCGACGTCGACCTCCTCGGAGATCACCACGCGATCTCCGATCCGTCTCGCGCAACCGGCGGCGATCGCGGCTTCGGCGACCTCGGACGGCTCGTCGAAGGTCAGGCCCTCCGGCAACGTCCGCCGGAAGGTTCCGGCGTCGTCGACGTTGTAGGAGAAGCTCTTCAACATGAGGATCCGCATCGCTGGGCTCCTCAGATCGTCGCGGTGACGACGAGCGCCGGCCGCTTGTTGAGCGGGAGAGGATTCGACTGGCTCTTGAACTCGATGCCGGCGTCGTGATCGAGACGCTCCTGGGTGACATAGATCAGCTGATCCGGGCCAGGGGCCGAGTTTACCTCGGACATCGCGTCGGGCGGCGCCAGATAGGTCTGGAAGGTCTGACGGGTCCCCTCCGGATAGATCCGGGCTTCGCCGGCCGGGATGAACTTGCGGTTCAGCACCGACCCGTCGTCGGCGACGTAGTTGGCGTTGCCGCGATATTCCTCCCAGAAGATGTTGGCGTGCTTGAAGCCGCGCCGGACGTCGTTGCGGAGCACTTCCTGCTGGGAGGTGTAGTACTGATAGGCCGCCTTGACGTTGGGGTGGGTCGTGTAGGCGTCGAAGAACTCCGGCGAGCACAGCGCGCGCGCCGACGTCATCGTCTCGCCGAGCAGGTTGTCCTCCATGTACCGGAGAACCTCCATGTTCTTGTTCTTCACCTCGGTGGTGGTGACGTCGAGTTCGAAGTCCACCGTTTTCCGGGTGATGCCGAACTCGGCGTAGTAGTCGATGATGACCGACCCGTCGGCGTCGAGCAGGACGCCGTCGAGCGCGGACATCCGCATCGCTTCGAGCGTGATGTGATGCTTCGAGGTCATGTCCTCGAGCTTCTCGTTCGTGGCATCCTGGATCCGCTCCAGCACATTGGTGGCGCCGAAGGGAATGCGGTTCTGCAGGTCGGCCGCCAGCAGCGCGTCGATGTGCGGGATGTGCGGAATCTTGAAGATCCGGACATTCCGGCGACCGCGGAGGCCAGCGGTGCCGCGGGCGCCGCGCTCGGCGGTCCGCAGCAGGTTGAGGACGCCGTTCTTGTACTCGATCTCGACATAGGTCGTGGCGACCCCGCGGATCGGGAACAGGTTGAGCTCGTTGGCGCGGCCGTAGTTGTTGGGGACGAGGTTGATGGCGTCCGTAAGGGCCCGGGCCGAGAAGACCGGATCGTCGAAGAGATCCAGCACAGTGCTGTTCTGGGTGGCGGCCATGTGTCAGGCTCCCTGGGCCGAGAGGATGCCGGCCTTTTCGAGTTGGAGGAGGGCGGCGGCTTTCTGGTCGGCGGTCACGGCGACGCCCCAGACCAGTTCGTTGCGGACCACGACCGCCTGGCGGGCGACGGTCAGGATCTTCGCGGCCGCGGAGGTCGCATCGGCATAGCCGATCGAAATCTCGCTCGCGATCTGGCTGCCGTCGGTCGCCGTCGGATCGTAGGGCTTCATTTCCCTGGAACCCGTCGCAACGGTGATATCGAACCCGTCACCGGCGACGAAGGCGGTGCCGCCGGCGGTGATGGTGAAGCCGATATCGTTGGCAAAGGCGGCACCGGCGGTACCGGTGTCGACGACGTCACCGTTCGGGTCGCGAACGGTAAAGGCGGTGGCCGTGGTGAAACGCACCGAATAGATGCCGGTCTTCACATCGGCGAGCTTGGTCACCGCCGAGATTGTGCCGGTTCCGGTGTTGCCACCGGCCTTGGCCGCGGCGGTCGCGGCGCCGGCAAGGACGGCACCGAGGACATGACCGATCTGGATGATACCGGAGCCGGAGGCAGCGATGCGCTCCTCCAGCGAAAAATCGGGCTCGTGACGCTTCAGAACGTCGGAGGGCCGCTTGGGCTCAGTTCCGCGCAGGGTCATGCAGGCCTCCTCAGTTCTTGCCGAACCGCTTCGCCATGCGAGCGGCCAAGGCGTTGGTTTCGGGCTTCTGCGGAGCGGCACCGGTGCCGAGATCGGCCTCGGTGACGCCGGCCATCAACTGGCCGAGACCGGACTTTCCGGCTTCCGGCGTGGCGGCGAGAACCGAGGCCGCCTGTTCCGCGGAGACGTCGGTCTCCAGAGCGAGTGCCAGAGCCGCGGCCTGGCGCGGCTTGGCCGCATCGCAGGTCATGATCGCCTTCAGGCGGGTCTTCTCCTGCGCCCGCCCTTCGGCGAGGCCGGCCTGCTGGCCTTCCTGCCGGGCGGCGGTGACGGCGGTGTTATGCTCCGCCTGGGAAATGCCGGCATCTCCGCCCGGCTCGGTCTTCTCGGTCGCGGACATGCGCGATCCTTTCTGCTGTGACCCGCCGGGACGGCGGTTCGGGCTGCTGAGCTGGGCGACGACGTCGTCCAGGGTGGCGACACGGTCGGCGAGGCCGGCTTCGACGGCGGCGCGGCCGCGGTAGACGCGTGCGCCCAGGGCGCGGACGCGATCTTCGGTCAGACGGGAGCCGCGATAGCTGGCGACGGCTGAGACGAACTCCGCATAGAGGCCGTCGACCTCGCGCTGGACATCGGCGCGGACGGCTTCGGGAAGCGGTTCAAACGGGTTGCCGTCCGGTTTGCCGGCGCCGGCGTGGACGATCGTCGGCCGCACCCCGGCCTTGGCCATCTCGCCCGAGCGGTCGAGGTGGATGAAAATGACGCCGATCGAGCCGACGGAGGCCGTAGGCGTGAGCACGATCTCTCCCGCCGCTGCGCCGATGAGATAGGCCGCGGAACAGGCAAGGGAATTGACGAAGCTGACGACCGGCTTTTCGGCATTGAGCTGCCGGACGAGATCGGCGGTCTCGAAGGCGCCGGACGCCTGGCCGCCCGGAGAGTCCTCATCGATGACGACGGCGCGGACCTGGTTGTCGTTGCGGACGGCATTGAACACCGCCTGCATGCCTTCATAGCTGGTCAGCCCCGATGATGCGCCGATGTAGGCGCCGCGGTTCACCAGCTTGCCTCGCATGGGCACGATGGCGACACCGTCCCCGGCCATGCGGTAACCGGCGAATCTGCCATCTGCCCGATAGACCGGTGTGCCGACGAAGGCCGAGGCCTCCACTGATTGGGGGTCGGCCGGCAGGTCGACAATCGTCTCGGCGCCGATACGCGGGAGCAGGACGGAAGCGGCGATCGCGGCGGCCTCGTGTTCGATCAGCAGCGGCCGGTTGAAGGCGAGGTCCGCGATCCGGAAGAGCCCTTCGCTCATGCCGGCTCCTTCTTTTTGCGGGCGGGCGGCTCCTCGTCGTCGGGAGGAGGCGGATAAGTCGCGGGATCGGGCGGCAGACCATGGACGGGAGGCAGGCCGAGCTTCTTGGCGAACTCGTTTTCCCAGGCGCGCTGCTGCAGCACCTCTTGCCAGTCCAGGCCCTGTTCGGCGGCCTCGTGCTCGAGTGTGGAGACGCCGATCGACATCCGGAGCTGTGCGGCCTGGGCTTCCTTGTAGGGATCGACCCAGCCGCGTCCCGGTCCGACCCAGCGCGCAGCGCACCACGCTGCCCGGGCCTCGTGAAAGGATGGCGCCCCGGCCGGCAGCTTGACCCGGCCGGAATCGACGGCCTCTTCCATCACCGCCTGGTACCAGGGGGCGAGGAAGCCGTGTCCGAAGAACCATTGCCGGGCGTAGAAGCCGCGCCAGACCTCGAGCAGCGCGGCCCGGGCCGAGGAATAATTGACCTCGCCCCAGTCCATGGAAAGCTGCTCGTAGGTGGTGCCGAGCGCCGTGGCGATGTTGCGCAGGCAAGTGCGCTCGAACATCTCGAACTGCGCCGACGGCCGCGATGCCGTCGGGAACGTGATGTCCTCGTTTGTGTACAGCGCGGTGACCTTGGCGCCGGGCAGGTCGACCATGTTCTCGCGCCAGTAGTCGACGCGCTTGGCGTTATAGGCGTCGATGCCGCCGGCGATGGTCTCGCCATCGATCTGGCCGAGGGATTCCATCAGGGCCTTATGATCGAAGTCGGACTTCAGGAAGGCCGCCAGCGTGGCGTTGAGCACAGCGGCCTGCAGCTCAGCTTCGTCATAGCGACCGAGCATCCGCAGCTTTTTCACCACGGTCTTCAGCCGCGAGATGCCGCGGACCTCGCCTGCCCGCTCCGGTTCGAAATGGTGCAGGACGATCCGGCGGCCCCACCGGGTTTCCCGCTCGACCCGCTCGAAGCGGTCGTTCATCGGCGCGGTGATGCCGTCGGCGCTATGCCGGACTCTGACATGGTAGGCGAGGGGCTCGCCCCAGCCGCCGAGCTCGACGCCCTGGCGGAGCACGTCGCTCTCCGGCAGGCCCGGCGGATTGGCCAGCCTGTCAGGGTCGATCAGCTGCAGACAGGTCCGCCATGGGGCCGGGCTGCGCCGCCAGCGGAGGACACCGAAGGCCTCGCCATCCCACATGAAATGCCGATAGGCTAGGGCGAGGTTTCCGGCGACGGGCAGGCGGCGCGCGGCATCACCCCAGTTGTCCGGGTCCTCGGCGTAGATCGTCCACGCCGCCTCGAACTGGTCGCCGACATCCCTGGCCTGATCCGCCGTGATGCCGAGGGCCTTGGCGTTGGGCACTGCTGAACAACGCCAGCCGTCACCGATGATACAGTCGACGACGCGACTGACCCCGCCGGAGGCCCAGCCGTCGTTGCGGGCCAGATCATGGGCCCGCGCCGACATCGCGATGCGGTCGGCGGAGATCGCCGCCTGTCCCGAGATTCGGGGCGGCCGCCAGGCAGCGAGATCCGGATGCGTGCGGGAGGCGCCGACATGCGTCGATTCCGGCGGCCGACCGCGGAGCGGGATGCCGCTGGCGTCCAGCAAGGGCTGCATCAGAACATCACCCGCCGCGAGCGGGCGCGGACAATACTGGGGCAGAGGCCGAGCTGGCGCTCAAGCTCGGCGATATAGCGCTCGAGGTCTGACAGCTTCGCCGGTGACCACTGTGTCTCCTGAATCGAATCCCGTGCGCGCGTCATCGTCTTCACGACGCCGCCCTGCGTCAGCAGGATATGACGGGCGGCTTTTGCCTCAGCGAGCTGCGCCTGGATCTCGGCGATCTGCTCCGGCGTGAGCGACAGCATCAGAAGCCCCTCATCACCGAGCCGAGCGCCCGGTTCAGATCGCCCGGAAGTTCGCGTGCGACGGTGCGCTCATAGGCTTCCCGGCTGGCATCCTTGACCATCTCGACGGGGATCGCCGGCCCGTAGGTCATGGCGATCTTCAGCCGCGACTTGCCGAGGCGCTTGAAGACGTGACCACCCATCTGCAGTGCGACCCGGTTCGGAAACCGGCCGCCCTTCGTGAAGGTGTGATCGAACACCTGGCGCTTGCCCCAGGGCGCCGCCGAGACGCCTCTGCGGGTTTCTCGAGCCCCGAACTGCGACAGCGGAAGATACGGCCCACGGGCATGGACCGCAGCGACGAGGCTCCCGGCCGAGGCGTTCTGTTTCTTCAGCGCGGCCTTCACCCTGGCGACCCTGAGGCCGGTCTGCTTTGGGAGAACCCGCGAGATCTGTGTCATCACCTTGGAATTCGTGGCGTTGAGCGCGCGTGCCGCGGCGACCGGGGCGAGATGCACGGCCTGGGCGAACATGTCGGCCAGCCCGTGCAGGCCAGCGGCGTTGACGTCGATAACCAGCCCGGTCCCGCCGGCGACGGCGCTCTTGCCCGTCGCTCCGGCCGAGCGGAGGCCCTCATAGCGAACGAGCCCGCCCGGCCGGGCCATGAAGATCGCCATCAGCGGCGGGCCAGCCGCGCGGCGGCCGCCGCGCGCGCCATTTCGAGATCGAGACGGGCGGAAGCCGTCACGGCCTTCACCTGTCGGGCGGCCTCGGAAAGATCGCCGCGCAGCACGGCGCGGGCGCCGGCCGCGGTCGCGGCGCGCCTGTCAGCACATCTGCACATCGGGTTACCTCTTGCGAAACAGAGCGGCGAGATCCTTCGCCGCGTCCTTTTTGGCTGCCGTGGGCTGGGGATCGGCGGCGCCGACGGCGAGATCCGCGGCACGGCGAGCCCAGTCCGGGCGGAAGAAATGTCGCGCCGCCGAGGCATAGACGAAGCAGTCCAGGACCTCGGCTCGGCGGTTCGGGATCCGGACGAATTCCCGTTGCGGCCGGCCGCGGCGGTAGACGATCTGCGGCGGCTCGGAGAGCAGCTGCTCGTACCAGTCGCGCGGCAGGTGCCGGGCGAAGTGCACCCAGCCCGGGCTGGGATCGCGCAGTTCGAGGCGCGACCACATGTCCGCTTTGAACTGGTCGACCGAGACCAGCCAGAGCCGGCCCGGCATCTTCAGCTTCTGCGCCCGCTTCACCGGCTCCGGCTGCGGGTTGGAGGCGCCGCGGATCGCATAGGTCCGGCAACCACCATGGCGCTCCAGGGTGAAGGCCATCAGCCGCGCGCTGCGCTGGCGCCCGGAACTGTCGCCGGCGTCGATGCAGCAGGCTTCGATGCCGAGACGGCCACCGAGCGGATGGGCCCAGCGCTGCTGCAGCAACTGGTCGAGATCGCCCCAGACCTCCGGGAAGGCGGTGTCGCCTGTGAGGACCTCGTGACCGAGGGCGAACATCCGGTCCTCGGACAGACCCCAGAGACCGACCTCGAGGCGGTCATGCTGCACGTCGACTCCAGCGACGATGTACAGGACTTCGGCCGGCAGGGCGGCGTCCCAGGCGCCGCCGATCGGATCGAAGGACAACCCGAACGATTCCGCCCGGGCCTGCAGGGTGTCCTCGTCAACCTGCGCCTGGCTAAGCCGGAACGGCCGGCCGAGCACGGTGTTGGTGAACACCTGCATCTCGGACGGGCCGGATTTCTTGGCCTTCTCGTACTCCGCCGCCAGCTTGCCCCAGGCGGCATTGGCGAAAAGCGAGATCAGCGCCGAGAGCCGGAAACCGACATGATCCTTGATCTCCGGCCGCAGCGGGCGCTGCCGCATGCCAGCGATCATCTCGGCCTTCATCCGATGTTCGATGCGGCAGTTCTTCCCGCTCGGACAGCAGAGCCAGGCTTTCTCCGGCTCGCCTTCCGGCCAGCGCATCTGCTCCCACTGGAATTCGAACCAGTGCCCGCAATGCGGGCAGGCGCATTCGAAGATCGTCTGGTTCGACTGCTTCCAGGCCCGCTCGACGTTGCTGACGTTCTCCAGCGTCGGCGTCGAGCCCAGCACGATCTTGCGGTCGGCATGGGCGAAGGTGCGCTTTTCCGCGAGCGCGATCGGATCGCCCTCGACGGTGACCTCCATCGCGTCGGCCTCGTCGATGAAGAGGCGCTTCGCGTCATGCCTGCGGAGGTTGCGTGGACTGCGCGCGGCCAGGATCTTGAGAGAGCCCCCGCCGAGGAAGGCCTTCATCACCATGGTGTTCCGGCCGTCGTTCCGGCCGGTGCGCAGCAGACCGGCCAGCGCCGGCGACTCCTGAAATGCCGGCTCGACCTCGTCGACGGCGAAGCCCCTGGCGTCGTCGTCGGTGGGAACCAGCAGGATGATGGCCGATGGCTGGGTTGCTGCGGAGGCTCCGATCGCGGCCATCAGGCACTTGGTGAAGCCGACGCGGGCGGCCTTCAGCACCGTGACGCGCTCGACCGCCGGATCCCCGATGGCGTCGAGGATGAAGCGCTGGTACGGCCACGGCTTGAACCGCCCGGGCTCCGCAGAGGACCGCTCGGGCAGATAGAAGTGCTCAGCCGCCCAGTCCGACAATGTCAGCCGGGGAGGGGGAGCGAAGAGCCGCAGAACCCGCTCGACGAGCAGATCCTGCGGCCCGACGTGTTTCGTCATGCCTTGCGCTTCGCGGCTTTCCGGGCGGTTTCGACTGCGCCCTGCAGCTTCTCGACCGCGGCATCGGCGAGGCTTTCGCGGATCAGGGCATCGACGACACCGACATCGTGTCGGCTGAGATGCGGCAGCCGACCGGCAGCCTTCGTCGCGACCGCCAGCAGCGACAGCTGGACGGCACGAACGATGCGCTCCAGCGCCGGCGACACCTCATCGATGGCGATCAGCTCGCCCCGGCGGACGGCGAGCCGGACTTCGATCTCCTCCGCTTGCAACCGGGTGAGCCGGGCGCGCTCGACGACGAGGTCATCCTCGCCGGAACGATGGCCTGCCGCCTGGTCGCGGAGGTGCTTGACGTAAGTCTGGACCGACCGGCCGAGATCGTAGCGGCCGGGCGCGACTTTGACGACGAGCTGGCGCTTCGCGAGATCCCGGATGTTCCGATCCGAGCAGCCTAGCAGCTTCGCGAGCTGTTCCTCGCTGACGCCCGGCGCCGCTTTCGGCGGCGTCGCCATGGGTTCATCGGACCGCCGGATTGGCGGCGGAACCCCCTATGGCCGGCAACATTGAGTGATACGGCGG